TAGGTATTTTTTAATCTCCGGAATAATAGTTTCTTGAATTTCTTCGATAGAACAATCACCAACGTCTTTTGTTTTTAGGTCAATGCTATGAATATTATAGGTTCTTGAACACTTTTCTTGAATTTTTTTAACCCCATCCCTTCCTGCTTCGTCAGGATCAAGGATAAGTATTAGAGACATCGCACCAGAGCAATCCAGCAACAATTTTTGCTTATCTCCTAAAGATGTTCCAAATATTGCTACTGAATTTTTAATGCCAGCTTCTTCCAATTTCCAAACATTACCTGGGCTTTCAACTATAATAGCTGTATTAGTTTTGCTAATATGTTCTTTAGCAAACCATAAGTTATATAGATGATCCTTTGATTTAAAGTCTTTGTTATGTCTCCACTTAGAGTTTTTCCATGCCCATTGACCCTCTACACACTGTGAATTTGGATTATGGTAGTACCCGCAACTAGAACATTTTTCATATATACTTCTGCCTGTACATCCAACCATATAATTATATTCAGGATCATACACAGGAACAACAACTCTGTCATACATTTCTTTTTTAGGATTATCACATAATCCAACATCATATTTATCTAAAACATCAGAAGAAAAACCCCTATCAATATAATACCGTGCTGGAATTTGTAGACTTTTTCTGATCAGATTTCTTGTTACTGTGTAATTGACTTTATCTTTCGTGTTTGTAATAGCATGAATATGCTTCGTGAAGATTTTCTTCTCTCTGTCTGTTTTTTTGACTTTGATATCCTTAATGTCCTTTTTAAGGATCTTTAGGGCAAACTCAATAGTTTTATTGAAAGGATATGTGTCGTCTCCTTCCTTTTCCCATTTTTTCTCTGTAACCGAGAGTATTCCTCTTAAGAAGCCTATCAAAGATGGTTGGAATATTTCTTCGCAATGATGCGTTCTACAGACCCAGTTACCCTTATAGTCGTCTCCAACATGATAGAGATTAAGGGCAGAGGGATTGTCTCCACCATGAATAGGACAGCACATAGTTACCATTTTGGGGCTATGTTTGCAGTCTAGATTAAACAGCTCACAGATATCATCCAAATTATCGCATAGATGATCGCAAATGTTTTTGATCTCTTCCTGACTATACGAACGGTATTTCTTCTTGTTCATCAAGTGATTCATTGTCGTTTATCTTAAAAGTATTTTTGGGATTGTTAGCCAATTCTAATTTTGTTCTACCTTCTGTTATCTTAGCGCACCAACCTGTCATATGACAATTTATATAGTCGTTGTCATCTAGTCCAGAGCCATGTCTGCTTACTAGAGGTAACAACTTTCTATTTCCGCCACTCGGCCCATCTTCAGCGATTTCTTCATCTGTTTTACGCTTAAAAATTGAAAAATTACTACATAACCAAATGATTCTGTCTGATCCAGACGCAGTGTCTGTGCTTTCCTTAGTGATTCCGTCTCTATTTAACTGGACAAAAGCAACTATTGGTATTTTGTATTTAGTTGCAAAGTTATGTAGTTGTGTCATCATAAAGCCCAGCACCTGATACTCTTTCATGTCCTGGCTTATTCCTTGACTATCCATTAGCTTAAGATAATCATAGAAAATAACACAATCCTTTGCTGTTCCGTCGTCGTTTAATCCAACTTCTTTGATAATCCATCTTCTCATGATAGATATCTGCTCCTCAAATGGCTTTCCAGCAATAGACTTATAGTAAAGCCTGAGGGACTTCATCTTATTGATGGCTTCATATATTTTTGTTTTTTGATCTATAGAATGCTTGAACTTACCTGTCTCAATAGTAGTCATATCTACTTCGGTCATCATGGCTAATATTCTGTTAATATGGTCTTCAGTTGTCATTTCTGTATCCATATTTAGAACAGGAATTCCATTGTTAGCTATAGCATAGCCCATGTTATCCGCTAGTAGTGTTTTACCAGTTTTAGGTCGTGCTGCAATTACATTTACTGTGCTTTTTCTTAGTCCACCTCCTATAGCGCGATCAAAAATTGGAAAGCCGGTTGATAAACCAACTTGATCTATCGGATTATCTTCAAGATTCTGTATGTATTCTTCGAGATTCTTACCAATAGCCTCCGGATCGTTGCCCCCATCTCCAAGTAGTTGTCCCAAATCCAGTACTTTATTTTCGGCTATATTGAGAATATCCGTAATACTCTCACTCCCTGTAATGTCATCTATTTCTTTTTGAGCTAAGAAAAGCTTTTCTTTTACTAGACGAGCTATTTCAAGCTTTTTGATTTTCGAAGCAAAACGCCTCAGATTAGTTTGTTCCACAGGGAATACTAGGATTGCCTTGATATGCATAGCTTCGTCTTTTGACGATAATACATTTGAACAACCTAGTTCTTGCGCTGCAGAAAGTATAGAGGCTAGATCTATATTTTCAGCATTTGTTTCTTCATAAATATGTTTAATACAGTTGAAAATCAGCTGGTTGCTATCTATTGTGAATGAAGAACTTGACAATAAATCTGCAATATCTAAATATGCAGTTTCTCCATACTTACATAGTCCAGCTAGAACTGCTCTTTCAGCAGAAGGGTCGCATAAGTTTTGATTCATGGTGTTTTCTTATCCGGCAGATGATGAGCATTTATTACACTTGTATCTACTTCTATCATTAAAAAGTAGTGATGATGATATGGTTTCTGACCTTCCACATATTCTACATTTTACATCTACCGTTTGTGTTTTGGCTCTTCTTTTGATCGGAACATTAGTATAAAGCTTTTTAGCAACATCTGGGTTTTCTCTATACATACGAGATTCCGACATGCTGTCGAATTTATTTGCAACTTTAGGTTTTGCTTTTTTTGCTCTTGATCTAGTTGAAGTTTTTTTGCTTCTTGTTTGCTTAGTTGCAACGATTTCGGATTCGTTCTCTTTTTCGTTATCTGTTTCGTTCTCTGTTTGTGACAGTAAACTACTCAACAAGCTTATCATTTGTTTGATTTGTTCAGGATTTTTGAGTAGGTCTTCAGGATTGGCTGACATTTTTCACCTTATTTCTTTGGATTGATAACATAATGTCTGATAAATTCTTTAGGTTATTGGCTAGATAAGACAATCTATCCATTCTTTGTTTAGCATACTTTTGTATCTTGTGCAAGCTACTTGCCTTTTCGTTGTTCTTGACCGCCTGATAGAACTTTTCTATATATCCATATCCTTTATAGTTGTTAAGCTCCTCAGAGACAACCATTTTTGCAGTATCTTCTGCCCAATTGTGTCTTGCTATTTCTCTATTTAATGTGCGTTGAACATGAAAAGACATCTGGCCAAGTCGATATGCTATTTGAGCACAATCCTCTGGTGTTAATTTTTCGATTACGTCTCTAGACATATTGAGATAGCCGCTAAGTTCTTCGGAGTTCTCTGTATTCTGATTAATTAGTGGTAATCCGATAGAGCTTTCATATTCATCAAGGATTTTATCCCAATATTCTAGTTCGTCTTTACTGGTTTTATGCATTTTTAATTATTTCCATCCATTGTTCTTGTTGATTATATGGTAGCTCAATGTATGTTATATTATTGATCTCGCACCATTCTTGCTTTTCTCTATCTCTTTTCTGTTGTTTCAGAAAATCTAGTTTTGTCCTATGATAAAATGGAGTGAAGTTATAATGTTGTTCTCCGTGTACTTCTATGCATTTTTTGTTTAAAGGAATTAGAAAGTCAATATATAATGTTTCGGATTTCCTGATTTGTATAGGAACCTCTTCAATAACTTGCAAGGTTGGATATATTCCTTTTATTATATTTCTGGCTTCTAAATGAAAAGAAGACTTATTATTCAGTTGGCTTTTTGAAGTTAAACTAGCTAGGGCTAACTTAAATTCATTGCCATCTAAATCAACTACATTCATTTTAGACCCATCGTTTCCTTGGTGACTGCTAGTATTTTATCATATGATGCCGGGTTGTCAACAAAGTATTGCCTGAGTTTTTCTGTTCCTTGGAATTTTTGTTTTTCTCCATCAAGATCAAAACTATACCAAGCCCCACCCTTTGCTATAACACCAATATCAATTGCTAGCATCATAACTTCAGTAATTTTATCTATACCTGAGCCATATCGAATATATGACGTTGTAACACCACCAGGAGGACCAAGAGCAGAGCAAAGCACTTGCCATTCTACAGTTTGTGCTATTTGTGTGTTGTCTGTTAAATTCCAAGGTTTAAAATTTTTCGCCCTTAGTTTGATGTCGGTTTGATACGCAATAGCCTGTCCAGACTTCTCCTTGAACTCCGCACCATATCCAGTTGGGTTGCCCATTAAGTGGGTAATGCCAATTACGATATTTTTATTAACAGGGATTACGTTAGCCACTTTTCTACAAAACTTAGCCAGAAGCTTTGCTCCATCTGCTCGTTGCATTTTATCCATATCGCTTGTAATTTCAGCAGCCGTGCAAATTGCTGAGTAGGAGTCTATAATCATTACACATCCTGGTTCTTCATTGATAATTCTTTCGGCTATCTGAAGATACTCTTCTCCGCTTAAGATCTTACCTTCTTGTGAACCTATAATATCAAATCTATCTAAATCTAACCCCGTTATTCCTTCTAGGTCTCTCTTTTTCAATCTA